TCGAGCGGTCCACGGACTTCGCTTTCGACACCGACGAGACGGCGTTCCGGGCCAAGCACCGGGTCGATGGCGACATCATCGACACCAACGCCGGGATCGTGTCGCACCAGCGCACCTGATCGGCGTGAAGTCCCCTCAGCAGGGGTCAGGCGGGGATCGGCTCCGGTCGGTCCCCGCCCCTGCTGGGGCAAACCCATACCACCTGCTGAGGAGAGATCGTGAAGGTACTGATTCACTCGAACGCGCCCACCGTCTACACCGGCTACGGCGTCCAGTGCGCCCTCCTGGCCCGCAGGCTGCGAGACGACGGACACGACGTCGCCATCTCCTGCACCTACGGGCTCCAGGGCACGGCACGGCTCTGGGAGGACATCCAGCTATACCCGTGCGGCTGGGAGACCCAGGGCAACGACATCATCCACAACCACGCGATGCGCCACTTCGACGGAGACCCGTTGGGCGGATGGGTGATCGTGCTGAACGACCTGTGGGCCATCACGAACCCGCTGCTCGAAGAGTTCAACGTGATCGGGTGGTGCCCGGTCGACCACTTCCCCACCCCTCCGAGGGTGTTGGAGTTCTTCTCCCGCTCCGGTGCTGAGGCCGCAGCCATGTCCCGGTTCGGTGAACTGCAGTTACGAGACGCCGGGCTCGACCCCGCCTACCTACCCCTCGCGGTCGACACGTCGATCTACAAGCCAACCGAGACGGTCGAGATCGTCGGGGAGCAGGTCACCGGCCGCGAGATGCTCGACCTGCCCGCTGATGCGTTCGTGGTCGGCATGAACGCCATGAACAAGGACCACGGCGACCGCAAGGGATTCAACGAAGCCTTCCGCGCCTTCGGGGTGTTCCACCACGAGCACCCCGACTCGGTCCTGTACGTCCACTCCGACCCCAACGGGATGGGGTCCGGGTTGAACCTGCGGGAACTGGCCGCCCACTCCAACATCCCGCCGCACGCCATCAAGTTCCCCGCCATCTACGACCTCCAGACCTCGGCGTTCACGCCGCCCATGATGGCCGCCGCCTACACCGCCATGGATGTGCTCCTCGCACCCAGCCACGGCGAAGGGTTCTGTGTCCCGCTGATCGAAGCGCAAGCCTGCGGCACCCCCGTGATCGTGACCGACTTTTCCGCTCAGGCTGAGCTTGTCGGGGCCGGGTGGAAGGTCGCCGGCCAGCCACTGTGGGACCACGCCCAACGAGCCTCCTACGTCATCCCCCACATCCACCGGGTGTACGAGGCGCTCAAGTCCGCCCATGAAGCAGACCTGCCCTCGATGGCCGAGGGCGCCATCGCCTTCGCCTCCCAGTACGACGCCGACACGGTGTACGGCCAGCACTGGCGCCCCCTCCTCACCTCGCTCGAACCGGCCGAACCGCTGGAACTGGACCGCGACGCGGACGGCTTGGCGCACGTCGACATCGTGGTCCCGGTCATGTGCCGTCCCCACAACGTGCGACCGCTCGTCGAGTCACTCAGGGAAGCGGGCGACGAAGGGTGGTCTCTGCACTTCGTCTGCGATCCCGACGACATGGACCAGATCGCAGCCGTCAAGGAGATGGGCCTCGATCCACTGATCTCTGACCGTGGACACACCTTCGCCCAGAAGGCGAACTACGGATTCGAGCACACCGACAACGGATGGATCTTCCTCTGCGGCGATGACGTCCGGTTCCGAGAGGGGTGGATCAACAACGCCGCCAAGCTCTCTGACCGCTTCGACGTGATCGGCACCAACGACGCTCCTGACGGCAACGGCAACCCGAAGGTCCAGTCCGGCAAGCACGCCGACCACTTCTTCGTGAGACGGGCCTACGTGGACGTCCACGGCGCATCCCTGGACGGTCCGGGGGTCGTGTGCCACGAGGGCTACAACCACTTCTACGTCGACTCGGAACTCATCGACCTCGCCCGGGCTCGCGGCGTGTTCTCCCCCTGCCTCGAATCGGTCGTGGAGCACCTGCATCCGGGGCTTGGCAAGGGGCAGCCGGACATGGTGTACCGATCCATCCGTGATCCCGAATCGCTCGAGGACAAGGAGACGTTCGACTCCCGCCGCCCCCTGATCCAGATGCAGACCCGTGGCAGGGGCAAGCGATGATCTGGGACACCGTCATGGCAGCCGGCGAGCTGGACATGCTGGAGTGCCGCCTCACCGAGCTCGAATCCGTCCCCGACCTGATGCACGTCATCGTCGAAGCGGACACCGACCACCAGGGCCACCCGAAGCCGTATCACATCACCGAGAACCTCGACCGCTTCGCAGCCTGGGCCGACCGCATCACGATCGTCCGGGCGACCGACCTGCCCGACTCTCCGGACGCCTGGGACCGCGAGCACGCCCAACGGGAATGGACCAGCCAAGCACTGACCAATGCCGGCCCGGATGACGTGGTTCTGCACGGCGACCTCGACGAGATCCCGACATCCACGTTCACCCGACACGTCAAGCCCCGCGGGTTCGTCGTCGCCGGCCAGACCTTCCACCCCTTCGCCGTCGACTGGCAGCACCCGGCCGAGTGGCCCGGAACCGTCGCCGCCCGAGTCAAGGACATCGGCACGTTCTCCAACATGCGCGACACCCGCCTACGCGCCGCGGCCATCCCCCGATCCGGCTGGCACTTCTCCTGGGTCGGCGGGCATCAGTACACGCTCGACAAGACGAACACGTTCTGCCATCCCGAGGTGATGCAGTGGGCGGCCGAACCGCTCGCAGCGAACGACTTCTACCTGCACGGCTACCACGTCGACGGAGCACGCCTGACCGCGGTGGACGTGGACCGCCGCTGGCCCCGCTGGATCCAAGACTGCCAGTGCCCCGAAGACTGGTTCCGACGCCGCGACGTCGAGCGGCACGACCTGAACATCGGGGCAGGGCAGATCCTCAAGCCGAAGCACATGACGGCATGACCACGTTCACCGAAGACTGGTTCTTCGACGCCGACTGCCAGGCCCTCCAAGCCATCGCCGACCGGGTCGCGCACCTCGACGGGGCGGTGATCGAAGTCGGCTGCTGGGAAGGCCGGTCCACCATCGCTCTCGCCAACGCCGTCCATCCCGCCAACGTCAACGCCGTCGACACCTGGCTCGGCTCACCTGGCGAGATCAGTGCGGAGTTGGCAGCGGACCGGGACGTGTTCGCCACGTTCAACGCCAACATCGCCGAAGCCACCGAGGGCAATGTCATCGCGCACCGCATGGGCTGGCGCGAGTTCTTCGACACCTGGGACGGCCCGATCCGGCTCATTCACATCGACGCCACGCACAGCTACGACGAGGTGCGGGACAACATTGTGACCGTCCGGCCCCACATGGTGTCCGGCGGGATCATCTGCGGCGACGACGCACACCACCCGCCAGTGAGGAGGGCCGTCATGGACACGCTCGGTAACGCCCTGCTCGCCGGGGCGAAGCTCTGGCATCGGGAGGTCTGATGGCCGCTGACACTCTCGACGTGATCGCGCTCGCCGCAGCGAAGTTGGCGATCAACATGAAGGCCGACAACACCGACCACGACTCCAAGCTGGAGCAGCAGGTCACCGCCATCTCCCGTCGAATGGACGAGTTGGTCGGCCCGGTCGTGAACCGCAGCCTCACCGAATACCACGACGGTGGGTCCACCTGCCTTGTGCCCCGCCGCACTCCGGTCGACTCGATCGGCACGCTGACCGAAGCGGACGGCACCTCCACGACTGTGCTGACCGCTGAGTCGTTCGGGACCATCCCATCCGACGCCTACCTCCTCGATCAAGACGAGCGCTACCCACACGATTGCGAGATCCGCCGCCGGGACCAGGGCGCAGACGCCTACTTCCCCGGCGGGCGACGGAACGTGAAGCTCGAATACACCGCAGGTCGCGCCGCCAACACGGCAGCCGTGGACCGTCGGTTCGTTGAGTGCGCAGCGGAGATCCTGCGCCGCCTGTGGAAGCGGGAGTCGGGTGTGTGGGCGCAATCGTCGTCCATCCTTGAGCAGCTCGCCGCCGACGGAGCAGACGCCACCCCGAGCCCAGGGTTCTTCAAGGTCGTCGATCCCCGCATCAAGGAGATGCTCGGCGACCAGATGTACCCGCCGGGTGTCGGATGAGCACCACCTCCACCGTCCCGGCGGTCATCGACGCCTACCTGTCGGCAGTCAACACAAAGATGACGGCCGACGGTCTAACGGACGTCATCGCCTACGAGACGTGGCCCGGGCCGGAGTCGGCACGGGAGATGGTCGTGCTCGGCGACATCAACTGGACCGAAGCCGAGTTCCCCGTCCTGACCAACGCCGGTCGGACGCAGCGGGACGAGTTGTACACGATCGACTTCTCCATCTGGGTCATCGGCGGATCCGGCGACGCACCGTCCGACCCGAGCGAGAGCCGCGACCGGGCCTTCGAGATCATGGAGTCGCTGGAGAACGTCCTCGCCACCGACCCGACCGCCGGCACCAACTACCAGACCGTCTCGTGGGCGAAGCACAACGCCGAGACCGCCGCCGCCGCCCAGTTCGAGTGGGGCTGGGCGTACGTCATCACCGGGAACATCGCCGTCAAGGCACGTCTGAGATGAGAGGTCACCGATGAAGACCATCAGGAACGCAAGCTCGTCAGCTCTCCGCATCCACGACACGAACCAGCTCGTGAACCCGGGCGGCACCGTCGAGGTCCCCGACGAGCTCGCGGCGTCGCTGTGTGAGCAGCCCGCCAACTGGTCCCGGGTGACGAAGACCAAGTCGAAGAAGATCACCACGTCCGAGGAGGACTAGCCATGCCCGTTACCGGCCAGCTCGGATTTAAATCTGAAAGTGCCTGGGGCACCCCGGTCACTGTGGACACGTTCCACAACGGCTACGTGTCCGACAACCCTGTTGTTGACCAGGCGCCGATCGTGTCGAACGCTATCCGCGGGAACCGGTCGACGGTGGCGTGCGTCTCCGCGGGCACGCGCACGGTGAGCGGTCCGCTGTCGCTGGAGCTGAACCCGCAGCCCCTCGCGACGCTGCTCACGCACATGTTCGGGACCGTGGACACTGCTGGTACCGAGGCGCCCTACACGCACACGGCAACCCCGTCGACCAACGACCCGGAAGGGTTCACCTCGCAGGTCGGCATCCAGGGTGGTGGTGGGACGGTGTTCCCGTTCACCTACTCGGGCTGCCGTCTGACCGGCTGGTCGTTGTCGGCCACGGCCGGCGAGTACGCGACGATCGGGCTGGACGTGATCGCTAAGGACTACGGCACCGCCACTGCCCTTGCTTCGGCGAGCTACGGGACGTTCTGCCCGTTCTCGTTCGTGCACGGCTCGATCAGCGTGGACGGCAACGAACTGGCGGACGTGAACTCGTTCACCCTCGCAGCCACGATTCCCCGCCGGGTCAAGCACGGCGTGGGCGGGTCGCTGATCATGGAGCCCCGCCTCAACGGTGACCGTTCGTTCGAGATCACCGCCGAAGTCGAGTTCGAGGATCTCGTCCTCCACAACCTCGCCAACACGCAGGTCGAGACGATCCTGACCTTCGACAACGGCTCGGAGACGTTCACGATCACGACCAACACGTGGGTGAACCCGTCGACCCCGAACACCGCTTCGGGTGACTCGGAGAATACCTACACGTTCACCGGCATGTGCATGGGCGACACCGACGGCGACGCCATTACAGCGGTGCTTGTAAACGACGAAAGCTCTGCCGCTTAGTGGCAGGCAAGGCCATCGAGGTCGAGGGCCTCAAGCAGTTCCAGATGGCCGCCCGCCGCTCGGTGGACGCGGAGCTGCCGAAGCGGCTGGGCCAGGCGCACAAGAAGATCGGCGAGCTCGTCATCTCCAGGCTCAAGCCGAGGCCCGACCCGGCGGCTGTCGGGATCGGAGCAGGTGCGACAGTTCGAGCGTCGGCCTCGAAGCGGGACGTCATCCTGCGTGTTGGCGGCGCCCACCGCCCTCGCCCACCGATGTCGATCTGGGGCAAGCAGCGGGTCACCCAACCAGGGAGGCACGCACCGGAACGCCCGTACATCAGGGGAACGATCGACCGCCACGAACGCGAGATCGGCGATGCCTACCTGAAGGCGATCAGCAAAGCCATGTCCGGCGCCTTTGCCGAGACCAAGCCGTAGACCTCCAAGGGGAAGAACCGATGGACAAAGCCAAGACGGAACCGACAGCCGATATGCGCACAGCGGCGGCTGGTGTGTGGCAGATGTTTACCGCCCTCCTGGATGAGGGATTCACCGAACAGCAGGCGCTGGTCATCCTCGGCCAGGTTCTCGCCGCGGGCATCGCGAAGTCATGACCGAGACCACCACCGAACAGCCAGCGCTCGAGATCGTCATCGACGGCAAGACGACCGTCGTTCGTCTCGACTCGTTCAGCGGGCAGGACGTGAAGCTCTGCCGTGGCGAAACCGGCCACGCCCCCCGGTACTGGTTCGAGCACACCGACGAGATCGACATCGACATCATGGCTGCGCTCGTCTGGCTCACCCGCCGCAAAGGGAAGCCGGGGCTCACCTGCGACGAGGTCCTCGAATCCGTCAACTACGGCAACGTGTCCGTGGCTGACGACGGCGAGGACGAGGAAGACCCGGAAGGCTGAGGCGGGAGCTCCTCTATGAGTTGCCCGCCCTCTCCTATCACTTCCACATTCACCCGTGGGAGTTGGACCTGTTGACCGAAATCGAGGTGCAGGTCTACCGGGCCGCGCTCGCTGATCTCCAGAAGGGCGGTGA